TGACGGTTGCCCACTCTGCGGCGCGCAGTGAGACAACTGTGCCGCTGTGCCCCATCGTGACGTTGCCCCATTGACTGCCAACTATCTTGAGCGAGTCAGTATCACCGGGCTCGTCGTAGGTGACCCTGAACTTTATATCTGGTACAGACTCTGAGACATCACCGTCCTCAGTCGCCTGCTCCAGACACTCGATCGCACCAACGTCGTTGTATATATCAGTAAGGTGCGCCACGTCGCGGGCGATCACTATGTCTGGTCCGACCTGCCAGAGTCTCATATCTGTCGTGTATTCCATATCTCTATCCTTGGGTTGGGGTGTCTCGCTGGGGGTAGGGTGTTGGAGGCTTTGAGCGCCTTGAGCTGTATCTCAAGGACATGGGCGGATTCCCTCATCTGAGAGCACCGTCCAGACCTAGAATGGATCGCAGATATGCACGACTCTGCATCAGAGTACGTCGAGCAAGGTCTGACCGTGTGCCAGTCACCATCTCGGCCTTTCTCTTGCAGGTGGATCTCGTGACCTGCTGCTACCAGCCTGTAGGGTACAGAGGATGGATCGGGGTGCCACTGCTGGCCGTCTGGTAGTCCCCGGCTCATTTGGACGGCTCATGCCAGCGCCGCATCAGCAGTTCGCTCCTGACCTTTTTACCGTGCTCTGTCAGCGTGAAGGAGGCATAGTGCCTATTGTGGGTCTCGCTGGCAAGCCCAAGGCCGCACAGTTCCCTCCAGATCCGGCGCTCCCAACTGTGTTGATCGGGCAGCTTCCCACGCCCATACACGGCTGAGGTTCTCCGCATGATCTCCACCTGCTGAGTCTCCGTCATGCGCTCCACAGCGCTTGTGACAGTGGGCTCTTCCGGGGTGTCGTCAGGGCTCATGCTGCACCGCCTTCGGGCCACTCGTCCTCGTCGCCACACCGGCAACAGTGGGCGCATTCCCTGCAGTCGCCGCAGGACCAACCCACATCTTCAAGCAGGGAGTCACATTCTGGGCAGCGGTCGCCGTCCTCGTCGTGCGCGCGCTTAGGCCCACCCGCTTGGGTGTTGGTATCGTTCATTGATTTCATCCTTCGCCTCTTCTTCCGCGCTCCCCCTCGGCTCGGCTTGCAATCCTTGCCGAGGGGTGCTCTGGATAGAGCTACGCGGACGAAATGACTACAATCACACTAACTCGTATTATGGATTAGGCAAAAAGAAACCCCCACCCGTGAGGATGAGGGCTCTCCCTTCAACGATAGACAACTGCGCGGCATGTGCTATTCGGGTTGCACCCCACACAAGCCGCTGGAGCTACGTGAGCAGTCTACCCGAGAGAGGGAGGGTAGACAAGGTGAGCTGTGAAGCGGTGCGCGATGATGCGCTTCCCTGTCTTGTGGTGATGCAGGTGGGGGCTGTCTGGGGCTCGGACGTTGCGCTCCTCTACGATCAGTGGATCGATGCGCTTGAAGTCCATACTCAGGTAGGCGCGACCATGTGTGCACAGGTCTCTGCCGATGTGCTTTTGGGCCTTGCCTCCCGCTCTCAGGACGGGGGTGGATGGGTTGACTGTGTGTTGACTGTTCATGTTGTACCTCTATGTATGCTTGGCGTGAGTGCCAAGACTTGTGATGAGAAAAGCACCGTTTATTATGTACGGTGGACTGTCAGGATTGGACGGTGGGGTCTTGGGTGTTGATCTCATCGACCACAGGGCCGATGTCGAGCTCGTTCAAGTCTTCGAGGGTGGTGCATACCGAGGCCCACTCTGCAGCTTCCTGCGCTGGGATGATCCATGATGCAGTCCTGCCGAGTCGTCTCCACGGGTCACCATCTATGCTGATCGCTGCACAGACCATATGGCCCCCTGCTCGGACACCACCGGACACAGTAAAGCGGCCAATGCGGACCTCTCCGAATGGGGTGGAGATCATCCTGAACATGACCTCTTGGTTTGCGATCCAGTCACCGGTGCGGCTGTGCTTCTCGGTGTCAGACGGTAGAGAGCGCCACAGGGCTCGACGCTGCTCTATTTCAGGGGTGCCCATGGTGAGCCTCTGTTTAGGTGTGATCCGCTGGAGGGGTGCGGGTGAAGATGGGTCGGTCGTCACTCCAGGGGCTCATATCTGCGTTGATCTCGCAACCAAATTCCGTCTCGCACCTCGTCACAGCCTTCAGGTTGTCGCCGCCGGGGACGCTCCTCACGTCGCACACTGCACCAGAAGGGAACCAATCATGCCAAGCGTGTTCGCCTACCTCGTCCACCCACACTACGTCGCCCTCCTTGAGCGGCTCCTCTTCAGGCTCAGGGGTGGGCCCCTCTGGGTGAGGCAGGGCCACAGGGACACGGATCTGGGTGGCCTCCAACTTGTCGAGGCGATCGTCTGTTTGGATGAGGTGAGAGAAAGCCATCGCTGCCTCTTCTGCTTGCAGGGCCTCAAGGGCTACAAGGCGCTTGTTGAGTTTCTCGATCCGCTCAGTGTTGAGGGCTGCGAGACCCTTGGCCGCCTCTCCTGCGATGCGTGCTTTCTCTGCGCGCTCTCCGATCTCGCCAAGACCCGGCAGATCCTTAGTGGGCTCGATGCGCCCAGAGAGCAGCTCAATGGCGACAGGGAGCAGGGCTGCACATTTCTGGATGCGCCCAAACTCCAGATCATCCCGGCATACGATCAGCAAGCCAAGGAGATCGCCCGCGTCCATCCCTTCGAGCACTTTAGGGGCCTCGGTGAGGCAAGCGTCAGCCTCTACGATCCTTGAGTGGCAGAGGTGGTTCTGCGCTGTGATGCAGAGTAGGCGTGCGGCTTTGTAGGTCATTGTGTGATCCTTGTGATCGTGACGGTTGTGTGTGGCTGCTCGCCAATGGCGGCGTAGTATTTGGGGTTTGATCCATCGCAGACATAGCAGTCATCTCGCCAGATCTTCGCCTGTGTGATCCCATCCATGACACCCTTGATGAGATTGTCCCGGTCGGGCGTTGGCCAATACGGGGATCGACCTGGGGGCAGCTCGTAGCGCTCACCCGTTGGGGTCTTGGTGGTGCCTGTCTCTGGGTGTGTGGGGTTCTTAGGGCGTGCGAAGATGAAGGTAGCATCGAGACGCAAGGGGACGCGCAGACCACGGATCCCGCCGCTTGCTGCTGCCGCATGCTGAGCTACCAACTTCTCCCATGCTCGTGTCGCTGGAGGGGTGCGCCCGTGCTTGTCTCTGCGCTGCCATGCGTGGGGCTTTCCGGGGATGACGAAGGTGATCATGTCGCCTCCCAGAATGCCGCCATGTACTCCGCGAGTTCTCCGGCTTGGAATGTGTCACACCCCGCCTTGAGGGCGCTGGCCACTATGGTCCTCTCAAGGACTTCAAGGTTGTCGCCAGCCTGAGCGAAGTCGCTGACGGTGATCGTGACAGGTGGCGCACCCTTGATGGTGCAGAGCAGATCCCCGTTGTCTTGGGGCTCGATGGTTAGCCGTTCTTCGATGCTCACTGTGCACCCCCAGCCAGCTTCAGCAGAGCTAGCCGGTCCTTATCGGTCATGGCTACCGCATCCATGTATTTCGCCACGCTGATGATCCCTTGAGCGGGTGAGCGCTCTAGGTTCCGCACGGTGGACGGATCCACTTCGAGCTTGTGTGCGACATCAACCTGAGTGAGTCCTCGCCCCTTGCGTACATCCTGGATCGTATCTCGCCACTTGTTCATATTGGCCTCCTACCGTAGCGTTAACGCGATACTATCTAACGGCAAGTTATTTGACGCTTAGCGCTAAGGCGGGTAGGCTGCATTCAGGAGGTGAGAGAATGAGTCAACAATCAAGCGGCGGCGGGATCAGTGCGGTCGGTGTCATCGGCATCGTCGTGGCGATGGGGTGCAGCTTCATGCTCAAGAACGGGCTCGGCTGGGTGCTGTTCCACGGGCTACTCGGCTGGTTCTACCTGATCTACCTGTGCGCAGGCTTCGGCGGCGGCTTTCCTGACATTCACGGAGCGATGTAATGACCAACACTGAAATCAGCATGGCAGCCGAGCTTGCAGGCGGGACGACAGAGTCTATGGCCAGAGCAGCAGCGTTCAACAGCCGCGACAAGCGGGCACTTATGGTCGGGCTTGACCTGATGGTGCTTGATGAGGATGTGGAGCACCTGTCAGATGGTTGGGTGCCACAGGTGACGCTGCCAGTCCTCAGCGATGACGGCGAGACAACGACCGATCGGGTCTTCGTTCGGCAGCGGGTTGGCAACGCCCTCCAGCAAGCAGTGATCTACACAGAGGAGCCAGCATGAAGGCACCACAGGAGATCCTTGAGGGGTTGACGGATGAGCAGAGAGAGATGGTGATGGAGGGCTACAGGAAGCTCGACGGGCCAAGCAAGGAGGAGCAGGCACCGTGGACACAGATGGCCCGAAAGAAGCTGTTTTCGTCCAGTTCGCACAAGGCGGGGAGTTCTTTTTACGGGTACTGGTCGGTGACCGAATACGAGCTGACCCCGCTCGGCAACGAGGTGCGGGCCCTTATCGTCGCTGAAGAGGCTGTGAAACTGGCAGCGCTCAAGGAGAGTCTTGGCACTGTGCAGGTCCCTGCATGGATGCTGCTGTGCATCGCTGAGTGTAAGCAGGGCATAGAGTTTGAAGCTCTGGCACACCGAGCAGGGCAGACCGTCGACCACACCGAGCTGAGAGAAACGCTTGAGCGGATCGCACGAGGTGAGGCATGAAGTGGGCAACGTCACTGATTATCGACAACTTCAAGGACATCCACCTGACGGAGCAGTTCTACCGGGTGCATGGGAGCTTGCTACAAGCTGAAGCGTTTGCACGAGGGGCCAGAGCTGCGGGTGGCCTCATCAACGAGGGCTCTCTCCTCGCTGTCGTCATCGTGAGCGAGGCGGGCGACATCAACTATGCAGGGCTCGGGTACTCGGATCGGTACATGGATCAGATCAAAGCAACCCTAAAGAAGCTCAGAGGTGACCGATGCTGAATAAGATCCCGCACTCTCTCAGAGGTATGCTTCTGCTGGGGCTGCTCGCTTGGGGTGTCTACATCTCACCGATGAGTCCGATCACAGCTCTGGTGATGTGTGGAGGGGCTACGGGTGGGCTGCTGTACTCTTTGTCTCTACACGCTGGGCTGTGGACGCTTGGCTATCTCAAGGGCAAAGACTCTTCGCAGAGCGTGGCTAATGTCACAGCTGCGGTGACGGTCCACTCGATGTATGCAGCGCGGGTGGTCTGGTGGCTCACCGGTATCGCTGCTGTGGTGCTGTCGCTCAAGGCGGTGCTCTAATCAGGTTGCACGAAAACCCCAAGACAGGTAGGTTTGTATTATGAGATACTTAATCATCACACTAATGCTCTGTTCATGTGGAGCCTCTAAGGACACAGCGAGCAGCAGCGACAGCGCCGCACCGGAGCGAGAAGTTGAAACAGACACTGGGCAGGCCCCGCAAGACTCGGGCGCTCCTGATGACTCTGGCGCTCCACTTGACACCGGCGAGCCCCCAGAAGATACGGGGACCGCTCCCGATGACACCGGCATGGGTGATACAGGTGAGGCCGAAGAACCGGAAGACCTCTGCGCGGATCCGCTCGGCTCTGTAGAGTGGGGCGTGGTCGAGTCGCAGTCGGGTACCGGGGTCTACAACCTGGGCAGCATCGAGGGGGACGCGGTGGTCTGCTCCATCTCATGTGTGGGCGCAGAGGGATGGCTGAGCAGCTCGGCAAGCTGCAAGGATGCTGACGGTGAGCCGCTCGTGCTCTCTCTGCCCTATGTGCTGGGTGAGCCCGTGAGCCTGTGTGTGGATGTGGGCGCAACAGGTGGCTGCGATGTCTACACATCCGACAAGACACCATCGCCGGACGGGGTCTATTCTGTCCGGCTGGGAGGCTGATATGGAGCGAGCGAAACGCAGGCACGACAAGGTGTGGCACATCAAGACATCCACAGCGGGCGTCATGCTGTGCGGTGAGTTCATCAACGCCTCCATGCTGGTCAACAGAGTCAACGACTACGGCGGGCTGCACTGCGTAAGGTGTGAGCAGGCGCACATAATCGAGGGCGACAAGCATAGAGCGCCCACAGATGTGATCCGAGGTGGACGATGAGCAAGATTGAAAAAGCTAAATTCGCGGTCTGGCTGATCGTGCTCTTGGTGTGCGTGGCGAGCATTGTGCGCGGCAGACTGCTCAACATACCCTCCTACGATGGCGCGTGGACCAGACTGTCTACCGAGCAGCGTACATCCTCGGCTGGGTCCATACCAGAGGTGTACTCGGCCACGTTTGATGGGCGTAAATGCCTCGTGATGGTTGGGCCGCTGTTTGACGATCTGGAGTGTGAGTGATGACTACAGGCAAAGTGGGGCCGAGAAGCAAGTACACCCCGCAGTGTCACGAGGACATTGTGGAGGCGTCAGAGCTTGGCGCATCAATGAAGGATGCAGCTGCGTGTGGCGGCATCAGTCTCGGCACATTTATGCGCTGGCTCGCTGATGGGAGGGAGACGCCTGATAGCCGCTACCGGCAATTATATGACGATGTGATCCGTGCGAGAGGCAAGGGCTGCCGAGACGCATTGAGACAGCTTAAAGCGCTGAGAGCATCCGACAACGAGAAGGTCAAGCTCGAAGCGGTCAAATTCACAGTAGGCTCCGTGCATGGCTATAACAAGCAGCGTGTCGAGGTGCAGATCTCCAGCGGTGTAGACGAGATGACAGAGGTGGAAGACCTGCTCAAGCTCATCAAGATCGGCGGTGAGACAGCAGCTGCCCTTGAGGATGTTGACGACGACGAGCCAGAAGAGGGGGAAGAATGAGCACCAACAGATTGGGGAAATCCATCATGGAAGCCTGGGATATGCGCGAGCGCTGGGGGCACGGCATCGGCACAGAGGAGAACCGAGACCAGCAAGGGGCTGAAGACATCAAGGGGATCTTTATGGCTCGGCATAAGTCCGTGAGGGAAAGCGCAGCGTCTGACGCAGAGGCTTTCGTTGAGTGCCAGACGCTGTGCGGCGACACCCGCCCACACATCTGGGGTTGCGCCTGGGGGAAGTCCAAAGGCGAGGCTGTGCACAGGTGGGGCAGCACATGCGGGAGGCAGGTGTGAGCATAAGAGGAAAAAAGGTGAAGCGCGCGCCAACCCCTCCGCGCTATCCGGTGAGGACCGGGAGGATGCGTCAGTCCTTTGATACTGGTGCTTTGGTGCTCCGCTCGGGATCGGTGAAGATCATCCAGCTTGAGAAGGCTGAGTGCTCATCCTGTGGCGCTCCTGGGTACTGCGGCGCTCTCTGCGAGTACTGTGGAACATGAAACCCTCCCTCCTACAGATGGAAGCCATACGCAAAGCTGCCGCTGCCTCTGAGCGGCTCGCTGCCCTCAAGGCAAAGTACCCGCTCGGCTTCGCACGACTCTGGCACAGGAAGCTGCCCCGCACCTCTCAGCGTAGAGCTATGCGACGCTTCACTCGTGACAAGATCATGTGCTTCATCTTGGGAGGGAACCGGACAGGTAAGTCAGAGCTTGGCGGCATGTGGACGGTGTGTCAGGCGCTCGGCAGAGATCACCCCATCGCTGCGGCGTTCATTAAGAACAACGGGCTGGATCCTCTCTGCTTCCCAGAGGGGCCGGGTGTGATGTGGGCTATCGCTCTCTCACACAAGGATAGCCGGCGCTATGTGCGGAAGAAGATCGCTACCTATCTCCCGTCTGGGTGCAAGTTCCGCAGCTGGAACGCTGACGATGAGTGCGAAGTCACACTGCCTAATGGCGGCAGGATCGTGTGCAAGGCCGTCAAGCAGGGCGAGAGCGCATTCCAAGGCGACGATATCCGGGGTGCGTGGTTCGATGAGGAGCCCCCGAATTACAAGGTGGTCACTGAGACACTGATGAGGCTCGCGGACCAGCGCGGCAAGATGCTCTTTACGATGACCCCGCTGAAGGGTCAGACCAAGATGCTCCGCGAGTTCGTGCTCGCCAAGGTGAAAGATCCTGACGTGGTGGTGAGTTGGTTGCACGGCATGGACAATCCTCATGTCCCCGCTGACTTCCTTGAGAAACTCTACCGCAAGCAAGGGGCGCACGAGCGCAGGGCGAGACAGTACGGCGAGATTGTAGCCCTTGAAGGGCGCGTGTATGCCGAGTGGCAGCAGCAGGTGCATGTGATCGACCACTACTCAGAGATCGGCATGACCGGCAAGGACTGGGCCGCTGCTGACTCATACGGTGGGATCGACTTCGGGACGCGCAACCCGTTCTGCTACCTGCTGGCGCGTCACTGGGTGGAGAAGGACATCATCATCGTCTCGAAGGAGCACTATCAGGCAGAGTGGAGCCTCGGCAGGCACGCCAAGCGGATCCGAGAGCTTGAGAAGGGGCACGACATCCTCAACCGCTTTGCAGATCCAGCAGGCGCACAGGAGCGCGTAGATCTGGAGTGGGAGCACGACATCGAGACGGAGACAGCTATCAAGGACGTGAGAGCAGGAATCTCAGAGGTGGCCTCTCGGCTCACCATCAGCGAGGACGGCAAGGCGGGGATCTATGTGCTCAGCGAGTGCGAGAACCTTGTCCGCGAGTGGGGCTCCTATGTGTGGGATGAGCGCACGACAAAGACAGACCAGCCCGAGGCCCCACTCAAGAAGGATGATCACGCGATGGATGTGATCAGGTACGTCTGCATGGGCGTGAGAGACAGCGGCTTTGGCTGCGGATAATCAACAAGGATGGAAGCATGAGTTTACCTACACCGGGTCACCGGATACCGATGCCTGCCCCGCGATCCAATACTGCGCTCTTCGCGCTGATAAACGCTGCTGACCGCGTGCTTGACAACGGGGTGGCGTTCGGCCCTCTGGGGCCACACAAAGACACTGAGTGTGAGTCGTGCGGCGCTATGCGTGGCGGGGGTACTCGGTGCGATTATTGTGGGAAGTAGGCTGCGGATAATCAACAATCTAAGAGGTGAGATATGGGTATGATCGAAGAGAAGACCTGGGAAGAGTTTACCGACGCGAAGCTGTTTTGGTGGGTCAACCGGTCGCTACACCTGCTCGGCTGGGCTCTCGTCAAGGACGTGGCTGAGGATGGCACCGTGCTCCGCGTCTTCCCTGCTCGGTGCAAGTTCAGAGGGTTCAACAGAGAGATAGAAGAAGACGGCTTCATAGGTCTCACAAAACACATAGCAGAGACGATGCCAGAATTGGTTGTAGAAGCGTCAGAATAACCAGCAATCTAAGAGGTGCGATATGGCACAGAGTGGAACATTAATACAAGGCGGGCCTATGCTCAGCGATGACATCATAGTGACTGATGGATCACACATGGACGCCAGCACGCCAGAGCTGCTGACGCTGAGCATTGGGCCCGGATCGCGCAGCCCTTGGGCTGATGGGTGCCCTATGTCTGCACATAGCGAGGGAAGCAAGCCGTGCACCTTCGGGGGCGTGGTGATCGGTGCTGATGGCCCTAAAGTTGGGTGCGACTGCGCTGTGGCCTGCGCCAATTTCCCGCACAGTGAGAAGCCGCCACTAGGCAACCAGCCCTCCAGTGTGCGCGTGATCGATGATCTCTCTATGGCTGGCTTGACCGCTGAGGACATCGAGTGCGCAGACTTGTACGCAGGAGTCAGCTTCGGCACGGTCCACCCATTTCGATACCTGCTCGCGGCCCATGTCGTTAAGCGGGATATTATCGTCATCATCGCGGAGCACTGCCAAGCAGAACGCACCCTTGAGTACCATGCGGGCCGGATCAGGGAGATAGAAGGCGACCTGCCAGTGTTGCACAGGTTTGCGGAGCCCTGCTGGGCGCGGGGCCGCATGCTTGACAAGCACAACATAGAGATGATCCCTGCGCCTGGGCGTGTAATGGACGGTGTGTCAGCTGTAGAGGCTCGGCTCACCGATGACCCCGGCGCGCACGCAGGGCTCTATGTGATGAGCAAATGCAAAGATCTGGTCAGTGACTGGACGAGGGGCTCAGCGTACCACGCCCCGCGCGCGGTGCATTACATCTGCGCAGGCGTTGAAAGAGTCACTTCACTGTCTCACTAAACGGAACAGTGAACCCCTGACTGTTGCATATAGTGGAACGCTGCTGTATAGATGATCTATGGGTGATCCCACTGGAATGGTTCTACGAGAGACATGGTTCACGCGCTTCTTAGGTGCTGTGGGCCTCATTACGTCTCGTGCGCTGCCCCAAGAGCATGCTGCTGGCGCTGACTTCGCTGAAGGCAACATTGCCGACAAGACGCTGTCGCCCATTGTATCGATGGCCACCTACGGCACGTTCCCTTGGGTGGTTGCGCCGACAGAGGCGAAGGCAAACGACCTCTCTGGATTGCCTTGGATCCTGACCACAGGACGAGGCGAGCAGAAGCGGATCCTCACAGATCACCCCTTCCTTGACCTCCTCGCGATGCCCAACTCTGAGCAGCCGGGTGTGTTGCTTGAGCGTCAGTGGTGGACCGATCACTATGTCTCAGGTGATGCCTACATTGTGGGTGTCGGTAGCGATCCTAATGGCGCGCCCACCGTCCTACTCAGGCTGCAGCCACAGCGCACGAAGGTTGAGGCGCAGACCACAGGGCTGCCAGGAAAGTATGTCTTTGAGGGTGGCTCAACCGCTGAGCGATACGACACTGATGCAGTAGTCCATATCCGAGGCGCATCCTGGGAGGACAGCATCGCCGGCCTGTATGGGCAGGGTGCGATCAAACCGCTACTCGAAGACCTGAAGGCTGAGTATGCCGTCAAGAAGTCCTCCGTATCGAGTCTAGAGAGCGGGCAGCCCACAGGGATCCTCTCCCCTGCTGACCCGGTCAAGAAGTGGAACCCGGACATAGTCAAGAAGATCCGCGCTTCTTGGAACAAGGTCATGAAGGGCAACGGCGTCTTCATTAACGGCGGCGCGACCAAGTACGAAGCCATTGGTTGGGCCCCCCGTGACATGGAATATGGGACCCTGCTCGAGTCTGGACGAGCCGCACAGCTCGCAGTGCAGGGTGTGCCGCCTACCCGCGTGGGTCTCCCTGGAGCCAACTACGCCACCGACCGCCAGCAGAACAAGATCTATTGGGAGAACCGCATAGCAGACAGCGAGCTTGCTTGTGCGATCTGGTCGATGCGCGCCCGCCAATGGTACCGAGATCCGACGCTCACCCTATCTAAAGACTTCTCAGGTGTCGAGGCGCTGCAGGTCAGCCGCACAGAGCGTCAGGCTCGTGTAGTCATATGGCACAACCTTGGCTTGTCTCTGAACGATGCAGCCAAGGAGGAGGGCTTCGACAGGCTGCCGGATCAGGAATTCAAACCGCCCCGCGTGAAGGCAGCGCCATCGACAGCAACAGGCAACGCCGACGAACCAGATGAGCCTACCGATCGCTCCTTCTGGATGCTCGAAGCACCACGCGCTGAGAGTGAGGAGCTTGTAGCAGAGATCCCAGCGACCACCGAGGAAGGCAGAGCAGAGCAGTGGCGCGCATTCATCGACTCGGTACACGCACCTGTAGAGCGGGCGCTTAACATCCTGATGCGGCGCTACCTCATCGAGCAGAGCGAGCGCATTGCTCAGCGCATGGCCGACATCGACGAGGGCAGATCACACGAAGACAGTGACACTGTTCAGCGTGATATTACAATCTCTGATATTGCTGCCATCTTTGGAGCAGAGGACGAGGCAGAGCTTCTAAGAGAGCTACTCGACTCGCCCATCGGCAACGGTGTCCGCAGGGCATTCGCTCGCACCGCGCGCCAGATGGGCACCAAGCTCACCTATGAGGAGCAGGCGTCAGCCATTCGTCAGATGGTAGCAGGGGTCAGCACGCAGGTCACTGGCACCACAGGCAGCGCGATCACCCGCATCATCACCGAGGGCATCGAGATCGGCGCGTCAGTGGGAGACATGCAAGCGAGTATCCAGCGGGCTGCAGCCTTCTCACCGGCTCGTGCTGGTGCCATCGCTCGCACAGAGGCGACTCGCGCAGTGCAGGCGGGCTCTCAGCAGGCTTACGGCGATGCGGCCAACGCAGGCTTAGACATCAAAGTCCAGTGGCTCACAGCACGCGACAGCCATGTCCGAGGCTCACACCGTGGGATCGATGGGCAAGAAGTAGAGCCTGGCGCACCATTCACCCTGCAAGACGGGGCGAACATCGGCGCACAAGCACAGGCACCAGGCGGGTTCAATATCCCCGGTGAAGACATCAACTGCAGGTGCACAACGCTGCCAGTGTTCCCGGAGGACACATGAAGATCGAGCGCCTAGAAGGCACCAACGAAGCCGGCGAGGTCTCCCGTGAGTACACCATTGAGGTGCGCGCGCACGAGTCCAGAGAGAACGTGATCCGGGTGCGTGCATCAACTACCGAGCTTGACAGCTACGAGACCATCTTTGCACAGGACTGGGATACCTCAGCATTTAAGCGCAACCCCGTGATCTTGTTCCAACACGACGCATGGGGCACGCTCCCTATTGCGCGCGGTGAGAACGTGGAAGTCGAGGGACAGGCGGGTGCTGCCGAGCTGATGCTTGACTTTGTGTTTGACACAGAGGATCCGTTCGCGTCCGAAGTGCTGCGCAAGTACAAGGCCGGCTTTATGCACGCGGTGTCTATCCGTGGCAGACCCGGCAAGGTCACTCGGCGCGACCAGCTGCCAGAGGACCATTACGCATTCGGTGAGCGGGGCCTCTTCTACTCGAAGAACCGCCTGATCGAAGTCTCTGCCGTCATCCTTGGCGGCAACAGTGAAGCGGTCGTGACTCAGCGCCAGCAGGGACCAGCACCCACAGCAGCCAAGCAGGTCATTACACATCTGCGCAGCAAGCCAGATCTGATGATCGAGGTACTGCGCGCTGCGCTGAAAGATCCAGAAATTCAACGAACCATCAGCTCTATCGCCCTTGCGGGACCGGTAGAGCCCGAGGCTGATCCAGACTTCTGGATGAGCAACCTATCCGACGATACCGAGCGCGGCGATGATGCCCTGCCTTGGCTACAAAACTAAAGTGACCGAGAGGGGCACACAATGAGTGAAATCACCGGGATCACAAACGACGATCTCTCAAGCCGTCCTAAGACGCTGGCAGCACTTCAGGGCCTGCAGAAAGAGATCCGCCAGATGGGCAGCGAGGCAGCATCTGAGAACGCTGCTTTGATGGCCGACTTCAAGCGGGTCACCAAGAAGCTCACCGAGCGCGAAGCGTTCGACCACACTGCTGGCATGACCGGCGACGAGGACCACGCGCGGCACTTCGTCTTCCGCGATGCCCCAAAGGATGAAGGGGGCACCGGCGAAGACCGGATCCGCCTCTTCAACATCAAGCATGACGACGGCTATGTTGAGCGCGGCCTGCTCAGCGGCCTACCTAAGACTGCTTGGGAAATGAAGGCGCAGGAGCTGATCGAATCCCGGTCCATGGTCCACATGGCCCGTGGCCAAAAGCGCCGGTTCAACGGCAAGCTGACCAGCCCCCTGATCGACAGCCAGATCCGCCGACACATGCGGTATGCGCCGCGCGCAGTCCGCGACGTGATGACCCGAGAAATAGAGCGCCTGATGGATCCTAAGCGGATCTTGACCGACGCAGCCACACAGGGGCAGGAGTGGATCCCGAACCTTCACCTCCCCCTGCTTGAGCGCGAAGTAGATCTGCCCCGCAACGTTGCAGCGCTGTTCGCGAACGTGAACATGCAGACCCGAGACAGCACGGTAAATGTGCTCGACGGTCGCCTCACACCTCGCCTGAAGTCGCCTGGGCTGAACGACAACCCCGCAAACTTCACCCCATCCTCGCTGGTCACCAGCAACCGTTCCGTGTCGATCCCCGGCATGGTCGCGCGCACCGTGTTTGATGAGGACACATCTGAAGACACGATCATGAACAGTGTTCAGATCCTGCGCTTCGAGATCGGCTCGTGCATCACTGATGGCTGGGAGGACGCTCTGCTTAACGCAGACACCGCAGGCTCTCCTGGTGATGATTACGACAACTGGGACATCCGGGGACGCTGGGGGGTCGACACCATCGGTGGTGCTGGAGATCACCGCAAAGGCATCATCGGCCTGCGCGCTCGCGCTGTCGATGTGAGCAACACCACAGATCAGACCAGTGCGCAGACCTCCCAGGGCGCGCTTATCGCGCTGTCCAAACTCGCGGCCCCTCGCGGCATCGGGCAAGACACTGTCTTCATTATGAGCCCAGAGTACGCAGTCAAAGTGATGTCTTTCACTGAGACCCTGACTGTGGACAAGTTCGGCCCCCGCGCATCGATCGTCGCGGGCCACATCGCCAACCTCTTCGGCGTGCCGATCATCATCTCTGACTTCATGAGCAACGACATGAACGCCAGCGGTCTGTACGACAACGCGACCATGACCAAGACGGGCTTCTTGACGGTCAACCGCACCCGTCACCAGATCTGGAACCTCCAGAGCCTGCGCGTCCGCATGCAGCCAGACATCAACAACGGCACCGTCAGTCTTGTGGCTGATGTCCGTCAGGACTTCTACCCACGCGGGCGCGCTCTTGAGAAGAACGTCCACTTCTCGTACAACCTTGACGCTCTGGCATAAGCCAGCCTCATCCTTTCCCTTGCCCTCAGCCTCACCGCTGGGGGCCTCTGGAGACACTTATGTCTGAACACTCGATCATGAAGAACCGGATCAACACGATCGGCACTGATGAGGCTGTATACAGCTTCTGGCCTTTCACCAACAAGGGCAAGCTCACCTCCGTGAAGTTCATGCCCGATGCTGCGCTGACCACGAATGAGACAAACTATGTCACATTCAATCTGAAGCTCGACGGCACCACTGTTGCGTCCATCGCAACAAACGCGGCCGGCACCGGCAGCCTTGTTGCGGGCACAGAGGTTGCTGTCACCATCACTGGCGCGGGCACTGCGCTCGAAGTCGATGAGGGTGATCAGATCGCTTTTGACTATGTCCACGCTGCATCTGGGATCGCCTCGGAAGGTGAATGGGTCTGTCTGTTTGAAGAGATCCGGTAAGGGGTGAACCGTGGCAGTCATCACAGCAGCAGAAGCACGGCTACTCATCCCGAGCCTGAAGGGGGCCACCGAGGATACCAACCTCGACACCTTCATCGGGCGGGCTGACGCCATTCTTGCGGACAGTGTGGGCATCCCTGCAGCGTCTGCGGTGGGCTCTGCTACGTTTGATTCTGCCACATACACCCGGTACTACGAGGGCGAGCCTGACGGCAAAACCGTTGAGCTTGGCTTCATCCCCATCACCTCTATCACCAGCGTGCATGACGATCCTGATCGGGTCTATGGCTCCAGCACGCTGGTCTCATCGGGCGACTATGACCTTGAGGGGGACACCGGCATCATCCGGCTGACCACCACAGGCACACATGGGTCGTTCTCCCAGCAGGTCCGATCGATCAAGGTGGTCTTTGTAGCTGGCTACACAGCGACCACAGCGCCCGAGCACATCAAGCAGGCTGTAGCGATGATGGCCCGGCACCTCTGGCGGCTCCGCAAAGAGCAAGGCTCTGCCTCTCTCGGCAAAAAGGGGGAGCTTCGAGACGAGACTATCCCCGCAGCCATCAATCAGATGCTCAGCCCAGCCATCGGGATCGCGAGCGTGGCTTTTGGGTAGACTCACCGGCGAGCAGTGGGTAGCGCAACTCCGGCGCGCGGCGTCGGGGCTCCCAGCTGCCCTACATCGCACAGCCTTGCAGATCGCTCTCATGGCCGAGGCTGCGGGCAAGCAGAACGCAACCACGCGGCTCCGCGTCCGCTCGGGTCACCTGCGCAATTCGGTGCACGGATCTGTCTCGGCTGACGGGGACACTCTGCAGATCTCCGTCGCGGCTGGTGGCCGTCAGGGCGGTGCAGATGTTCGCTATGCTCGGATCCAAGACCAGGGCGGCACCATCAGGGCTCGCGGTGGCGGCAAGCTACGCCTGCCCCTGCCTATCGCGAAGACAGCGGCAGGAGTGGACAAGCTCCCCGGCCCCCTTCGCCTCGTCGCCCCTGGGCGCTTCCACGCCCGCGAGAGCAAACGGGGCAACCTCCTGCTGTTCGACAACGCAACGGGCGCGCCTCACTACCTGCTCGTTGATTCGACCACGATCAAGGCTACACGCTTCCTTGAGGATGCAGCCCGCGACACCGCCAAGCGAGCCCCCGCGCTGGTCCTTAAAGCCATCTCCAAAGCGATGGGGGCCTGATGACTACCGCACGCCAAGTAGAGATCACCACGCGGCTCATCGCTGCGATCCAGACGGTCAACGGTGCTGGTCAGTACACCTTCGATCTGTCCTCGGACGGCTGCGTGGTCCGCATAGGCCAGCTGATCCACCCTGATATATCAGACGCTGTCCCCGCAGCGGTCAACGTCTTTTCGATGGGCACCGACTACGCATTCCAAGCAGGCCGGACCCCGCTAAGCCGAGCGCAAGGCACTTACACCTACGCACTCGTGGGCGCGGTCGCTTCAGCCGATATTGTGCAAGGCACAGCGGAAGACACGGCGGCGCAGCTTCTTGAGGAGGTTGTTGCAGCCATCTTTACCGACGCCACAAGCAGCGACCAAAGCACGCTTGCAGGCAAAACCCACGACCTCCCGACTTTTGTGGCCAGAGCATACGGCGGGGACGAGATAGATGTAGAGGGTGCGGGTTTCTTTGAGGCTCAAGTAGTCTTCACGGTGCACAAAGATCCAAGGACGGTCGGATGAGTTGGTATGCAGAATCAGGCGAGGCGTTCCCCTTCCGTGCAGCGGTCGCGCTTGACTACGACTTAGGCGCGCTCAACTCAACCGACTTCACGATCACAGTTCCAGTAGACTTCGAGAGGTTCTGGGCCAACATCCAGGCGACCGGCAATGACATTCGGATCACCGATGCGATCGGGCTCACGAAGCTCACCTACCAGCTCCAGACCTTCACCCTCGCTACTCGCACCTGCATCATCGAGATCCAGGGACTCACACCGTCTCAGATCAACAGCGCTACGATCGTGTTTCTGTACTGGGGAGATGCCGACGTAGCCACCGGCGCGGGCTCCTTCACAGCGAGCACTCCGCGCAGCGGCTACGTGATGGTGGGAGGGCCAGCACCAGATGCTACAACCTTCGTCGCGCGCGCGCAAAGTCCCGGCGACACTGTGGCCGCTGAAGAGATCAGCAAGACCACAGGTGAGAGCTTCGGCTTCTGGTGGGACATCAGCCAGATCTTAAACAGCAGGCAGACGCCCTACAACGCGCGCACCATGCTTGAAGAAGTCAAGAGCATTGTGGTCGAGGTCGAGACCGGAGGTACCCCTTCCGGCGCTCTCTTCGATGTCACAAAGAGCAGGCTTGTGAGTCCTGGGCTGGTGCGTGTATGGCTGCAGGCTGGTGTGGACGCCACCGAATACATCGTAATAACCAAGATCGAGATCACCGACGGGGCGGACGACAGGATCCGAGACCTACGGACGATCCTCAAAGTCAACGACCCAACGGAATAAAAGGAGCCCTATCACATGGCACTCTACTCAGGCAGAAACGCATGGATCGGGCTCGGCGTCGAGTCCACCTACGGCACACCAGTCAGCCGCACCAACTATCTAAAGGTCGACAGCATCACCGCAGAGATCAACGTCGTCGCTCAAGATCGGGACTATCTCTACCACGGGGTTGGCGGGGTCGCGCTTGACGATGCGGTCAGTTCCAAAGAGTTCGGCCTCACCATCGAGGGAGATCTCTCATACGATGGGCTCGGGATGCTGCTTCGCGCTTGCACCGGTGTGGCGACAGATGGCGCAGGCCCACCATACGCGCACAGCTACACGCTGGGCGATGCAGAGGCGTCCCTCACCATTGAGGCCACCTACGGCGACGATGTGCAGGGCGGCACACCTCAGAGTGATGTCTTCGAGGGCTGCAAGGTTACTCGGCTGCGGATCTTCGCGACACAGGGAAGCCCGTATGTCAAGTATGAGGCGACCATCATCGCTGAAGACAAAGCCACCAGAGGCAACGCAGGCACCCCAACGTTCACCTCTCCGAACCCGGTCCTGATGTCTCAAGGCTCCACACTCGCGTGGAACAGCCTGACGAAGTGCATGCGCTCCTTCGAGCTTACCTTAGACCGTGGGCTCACCCGCCGGAACTGCGTGGGCTCAGAACTCACCAAAGAGACATGGCGCGGCGCGCTCGCCAGTGTCGAGCTATCCGCCTCGATCGAGGTCGACGACAACGGGCTGGTCGATGGCTACCTTGCTCGCGCCGCTTCCGATGCTGTGATCACGTTTACGGGTCTGGGCAACGAGGCCGGGATCCTTGAGATCCACAACGCGAAGATCTCGGCTGACGCGATGCCTGTTTCAAGCCACGACATCAACCTGGAAGCAGTCACATTCAAGGGCTTCTCTGACGGTACAGACCTGGGCCTGCTTGTCCAGCTGACCAACGACACAGCCAGCGGGACGGCCAACTAATGGATCTGGATCTCACAGCACTTGAATTCTATGAAGAGGTACCCGGCAAGCTGGGCCCTCACGATGTCCTGTGGCGGGTGTCCCCGCTGCAGCCTCACCAGATCGATGACATGGCGACCACGCTGCAGATCGCAGCCGGGATCCTGACCGATCATCTTGGCGACGAGCCCCCGAAGCCTCACGAAGCTGAGCGCATGCACCAGATGTATGCAAAACTCTCGTGCGCTGCGGTGACTGGCATGCGTGCTGCTGACTCCACCGAGTGGCAGCGGGTGTCCCTCGTGCCCACAGAGGCGCAGCACAAGCCCAAGAACGGGCGGATCTGGGTAGGCTTCCTCAACTCGATCACCCGAGGCAAGATCTTTGCCGCAGCGAGCAAGAAGAGCTTTCTGGAGGCCGCGTCTCTAATGCGTGGCCGGTTTCCATCCCCGGACGATCCAGCGCCTGAACCGGATGGCGGGCAGGTACAGGATGCCCCCGTACCAGATACCGGGAGTGATACCGACGAGGATGAGCCCAGCGGCTAAGCAGTGGGCTGAGCTTGCTATACTTGAGGCGTGCTACGAGGCGGACGTGATGCAGAGGAACGACGACATGCAGTTCGCAAACAGCCGCCCCGGAGGCGTGCAATTCGTCTTCCCGCTTGGGGGTGACTGATGCCTACACAGGACGTGATCGCCTACCTGATCGATCTGAAGGGTGCCCAGCAGGCAGCCGCAGATCTGGACAGCACGTCAAAAGCTGCCGCAGAGGCCGATGCCAACCTTGAGGGGGCCACTAAGGCAGCGGAGGAGGCAGCGGCCGCATTCGCTAAGACCGCCAAAGAGTCACGCGCAGCTGCGCGGGCAGCCAGCGCGCAAGCCAAGGCGCTGGCAGAGGCAGCAAGACAGGCGAGGGGCTTGTCTGAGACTGAGGAGGCAGCAGTAAAAGAGGCTGCACGGCTGGCCGCTGCTCTCGACAAGGTCACTGCAGCAGCCAAGGCTACAGCAGACGCAGAGAAGGTGGCGTCTAAAGAGGCTGCGCGCCTCGCTAAAGAGCTGGACAAGGCGAGCGCTGCAGCCGCAAAGGCCGATACTCACAATAAAAGAGTAGGGGGCTCAGCCGGCTCAGCAGCCAAGAAGCTCGACAAATTCACCGACAGCGCGGGAGACGTGGATTCGATCCTGATCGGGCTGGCTGGCACGGTCGGCCTCGTGAATAAAGATCTGGGGGCCATGCTCACCAACGTCGCAGATGTCACAGGCGGAACAGAAGCGGCAGGCAGGGCAACAAAGCTCTTTGGCGGAACACTGGCAACACTGGCGTCTGCGCTCGCAGTCGTGGCTATCGCAGCCGCAGCCGCAGCCACCTTGTATTCAGTCCTCGCCAACGAGGCAGAGAAGGCAGCGGAGGCCGGCGGGCGGGTAGAGGCGCGAGTCAAAGAGACCAGCGATCGGCTCGAAAAGTCCAGAGGTGGGATCAGGGAAACTTCTAGTGAGTGGTCCAAATTTGGGAGCGAGCAGGAGAAGATCGCAGACCGCATAAATCTCGTCACAGGCAAGGTCACCGAGCAAGAGCTTGCCATCAGGGACCAGACGCGCGCAGTCAAAGAGTCGGCCCGCTCAGGGATAGCCGCAGCAGGCCAGCAAGCAGCAGCAGCGTCGGCGGCTGTGGAGGCGCAGAAAGCGCTGATAGAACAAGGCTCTATCTTTGTCTCGAAGCGCAAAGAGATGGAGGCCCAACTCGTCAGCTTGCAGGCGGAAGAGGCCAAATCGCTCGCCCTACTTAAAGAGCGGAGAAAGGAGCTTGATGACACCGTTGGTACGATCGAGGGCCTTGTCACCGCTGAGGGTGCAATATCCGCTGCGCAAGACAAGGCGGCGGAATCGTCCAAGAAGGCGGCAGCAGCCCAGCGAGAACTGAACACAGCGCGCGAAGGGCAGACGGAGGAAGAGTTTGCCGCAGACGTGGGCGCACTCATCGACAAGCAGAGCGCGAGAGAGTCGGTCGTGCTGGAGAAGGAGGCCCAAGCGAAGTGGGAAGCGCTCGACGAGAGGCTTGAGGCGGCAGCGGTCGCCACAGAGAAGAACACAGTCACGACGCTCGCCAACACTCAGGCCGTGATGGAGGCTCGACAAGCAGCAGCAGCCACCGCACTGGGCGCAGGCTCCTCCCTCATCACGGGCAACCTCGGAGCGGTCGTTGAGCTTGTGCCCGGCGGATCGTTCATCTCTGCACTGGCTGTGCTCGGTGACAAAGGGGCCGATGCTGTGGCCGAGGAGATCCAAACATTCGCAGACAATGTGCTCGCCGGACTAGATCAGCTGCCGATCGTGCTCAGCCAAGTCCTACCAAAGCTCATCTCAGAGACGTCGCCAAGCCTTGCAGATGCGCTCTCCAAAGAACTCCCGGAAGCGATCGTAGAGTCCCTGCCTGCGATCCTGGAGGCGCTGAAAGAGGCGAATCTCGACATCATCAAGGCTGTCGTCATTGACCTGCCCGTAGCCCTGATCAAGGCGATAGCCATCGGGCTTAAAGATCTGTTTGAGCGGCTGTTCGAGGCGATCAAAGGGCTGGTGTCCTTCGGGGCCAACGCCGATGACGGGAGCAGTAGCACAGCAGGACGAGCAGCGCGCATCCTCGCAGCTACAGCAACCTTCGGCACCTCTGAGCTTGTACGCGGCGCGGTGAGTAGTCGGTCGGACTCATCCTCACAGGGCGCGCGCGGGATAGGGGGAACTTCAGCGAGCGGCTCTATCGGCAGATCTGGCGGTGTCACCATCATCAACAACGGGCCGCTCATGGGTCCCTCTTCTCTGCGAGACTACACCCGCACCCTAGAGCCCGCCGTTGGTCGGTTCGGATCTTTCGCCTCCCCTCTCTTCCCTACTTCAGGCTGATACATGCCGAACGCATCGATCTACTGGCAGCCCGCCGACGTGGGGACCGTCCGAGAGCTTGATCTCGGTGAACCGCTCACGAGCCTGACCACTCCGCGCGCCAGCATCTCCTCGTCTTCACAGGCGCTGCACAACAGCTACCAGAGCCAGCAGTATGGCTTCTACGACACCGTGCGCGTGACCCTTGAGCTATTCAATGATGTCTCCGTGTTTAGGAAGTTGGTATCCCTTGAGTCCCACTTGAGGGCGGGTCTTGCGATAGGATTAGCTGCGGATAATACAAACACAGTGGCAGGGTTCATCAGGGCGGACTCAGCGATCGCGCGCGGCGATAAGACATTCCAGACCACAGGAACCCTGTTTGATTACACTGGCACAAGCACACTTGCTAACGGCGATATCATCGTCATAGAGAGCCCATCCCCTAACGGCTGGCGCGAGTACAAGACAGTAGACGCTCTCACATCGACCACAATCACAGCCACGACCGGCGCGGTGTTCTCGCACGATGCGGGCATAGTGATGTTTAGGCAAGAACAGTTTTTCCCTGTGCTGCGTCTCGACATGGACAGGCACAACACAGAGCCCATCCTCACCAGCCTCAACGGCACGAGGCGGCTCTGGACTTTGGATATGACACTGAGGGTAGACATCGGCGCAGCACAGGCCGCGTACTCAGAAGACGGGCAGATCTTGTCCACGCTGACACAGATAGGTGAGAGCATAGACTCGATAGACATCAACGTCCAGACGGTCAGCACAGGCCGGCGCTCGGGTTGGGACGGCTCGGGCAAGTGGGGTGGCTCATGACCTGGAGCACCGACTTTCTTGCTCGCCTGAAGAACAACAGGCACGGGCTAATGTTCCGCTTCGTCGTCTTTGACTACACCTGGGCGGAGCTGTTCGCGGCGTCTTCCTCGCCTTCCGTCACGGGCGACACTTGGCAGATCACAGGACCTCCAGACATCGCGGCGCACAGCATCTCTGTGCCCGCCTGGAGCTACAGCCCGCACACATTCAGCATCGGGATCCACGGCACCGAGGCGGCACGTACACTCGCCGGCGCAGCTGCGCGCGGGATGATCTGCAGGGTGTATGCGGGGTACTCGGACTGGAGCACCGTGAAGTGGCAGCCGATCGTATCGGGCTACGTGCGCCGGCTCGCGTATGGGGCTGACGGCGGGGTCGTGGAAGCGTGGGGCCTTCTCGCTGGGCTACACAGCCGAGTGAATCAGGCGTCGTCAGGGCGCAGGCTCTTCGAAACAGCAGGCAACAGCACCACACTCACAGCCGACTACACAGTGGGCGACAGCACGATCAGCGTGACGACCATCTCAGTCTTCGAGCGCCCCACAGGGCAGGCGGGCTTCGTGACGCTGGGCGGCTTCGTCCTCAGCTACACGGGCACCAGCGGATCAGATCTGACCGGTGTGAGCGCTGCGGGCGATGTCGGGACCACGGCTGCTGATGTCACCAGCGGCGAGGTGATCGGCAACGTCGCACGCATCAAAGCCACACCCGGCAACATCGTCACCGCGTTGCTCACCTCTCGCGTCGGCGGGCTCGGCTCGCTCGACATCATGCCAGAGACGTGGTCATGGGCTCTGGACCAGCGGCTGGTAGACAATTCCAACATCGCGCAGATCCAAGGCCGGTATCTGAGCACCACAGTCAGCACGCATCAATGGACGCTCTGGAGCTTGCTCCCTGTAGACAGCGGGATCACATGGCTCCAGAACATAGCTAATACAGCTGGTGTCTTCGTGGTGCAGAGGCAGGGCACCCTGACTATGCGGACCGCGCGCAAGCAGCCCACAGGGGCGACAGTGACGGGCACGATCACTGATGCCGACATTGTGAGCATTGGCTCCTGGGAGCTGTGGGATCCAGCGGCTGAGGCTGAGTATCGTCGGCTCTCGGTGGTTACCACATCAGGGAGCACAGGCTTCACTGCGTCGAGCATCGTGACAAGGCCGGCAGCTGAGGTCGATACCAGAGATATGACCGATTGGATCACCAGCAACGAGAGCGCAGCGCGCACCACCATATCCAATAATATGGGTCACTGGTCCACCACCGTCGGCACCGTTGTATCACTGATCTTGCAGGGCATGGAGTGGACGGAATTTGTCCCCGGTGATCTGTTGAGTGTGACATCAGACGCCCTATGGACACCAGACACAGCCAGCATCAGCGGGGCAAGCTCGACCAAGACACTCAGCGAGCGCCGCGCACTCGTCACCAGCTCGCGCCCGCTCTGGGCAGAGGGCACCACAGAAATAACCCTACTCATCCCACCGAGGTGAACTTATGGCATCAATCAGAGAAATCCCGCTCGACTTCACCGGAACCTCTGGCGACGTCACCCTCGACATGCCCAGCCGGGGCGACTGGGAACTGGTCGGGGTGCGGTGCAACATCGCAGCAGGCACGGTCGCGAGTGCAGTGCTCCGCCTGGGCACCGCGTCCAGCTTCACCAACGGCTCCAAAGAACAGTTCTACGAGTCCAACACAATCAGCATGGCTGCACTGCCGGTCAACAACGACGACGGCCGCGCAGTTACCGGCACCATCTTCACCCCAGACAGCAGCAGCAAAATCTACGCACGCCTGACGCCGCTCACCACAGATACGGTTGAATCCTTCGTATCTGTCTATGCTGTGCCCTTTCGCGGCGAGAGGTGAGTTTATGGCGGTACAGCCCAACGATCCATTCCCAGCCGCTACGACTGCTGAGACTTGGACCTACCACAGCCCGATCGGTGCACCCAAACTCGATCCGGGTAGCATAGAGAACAACGCGCCGGTAGCTGCGGGTAACAATTTCTACCTCATCGACATCGACGCGCAGGTAGCCAAAGAAGCCCCCGCAGACATGCTCGCCTACCAGTTCGAGCTTGCTGGCGTGACGATGGATCAGGCGGCTACGATCACGATCATCGTCTGGACCCTTGAGGAGTCCGAGGTCAACCTCACGTTGGGTGCATACATCTGCGATGCGACCAGCTCGATAGGCACCAGTAACGGCAACTGGTTCGCGCTGAGCCGAGAGACATCGGGCGTCGGTGGAAATGTCGACGGCATCTCTCGCTTGATGAACCAGAGCCGGCCCACTGTGTCTCCCGAGCCCATCCAGTACGCTGCGATCGTGCTGACCTACCACCTCAACCCGGTGACCACTGGTGGCTGGGATTCGATCTTTGGCTGCAGCAGCACAGGTGTGATCGACCCCACCGCCCACCAAGACAACCACGGCCAGCTCACAGAGGTGCTCTCTCCCGGCACCACAGGCGCACCCAAGATGGGCTTTCTTATCGGCTGTCGTGGGGGTGGGTCTGCATCAGCCACAGCCAAGATCCGTGTAGCTACATCTGTATCCGTCTTCCCTTCATAGGTGACCTATGCCAAAGCAACCCTCCCCATCACCGGGCACCAGCACGCTCACCACCATCGCAGACAACGCATCATCCCTAGGCCAACATCTCCTCGCTATGCGTGCGGGGATGATCCCCGGCTGGCGTCTTGTGCTGGTCCCCGCCTTCGGAGACAACATCGTCACCGGGTCCTTGAACAGCGTGGCTGGCGACATCGGGATCACGCTCAGCTATCCGGTCGGTGATGTGGCTGTCTCTGTGGCAAGCACAAGCGCTGACGACACCCTGCTTGGCGCAGGCATGAGGACGATCTTCGCAGACACCCTAGACTCCTCATACCAGCCCGGTACTGAGATCGTGAACATGAGCGGGCAGACCCCCGCCAACTTTGTGACCCCACTGCACAGGATCCAGGCGTTTCGCTGCATCGCTCACGGCGGTGATCCATCAGACATGAATATGGGTCAGGTAGCCGTAGGGGCAACATCCGACACATGGACCAACGGCGCACCAGCGAACCCCTATTCCATCATGCCGGCGGGGCACTCCATCTCGCAGTCTGGGATCTTCACCATCCCAGCAGGTGAGGAAGGCTATCTAGTGTCTGGCGCGTTCTTTGGTGAGGCGGCCAAGCCCGCTCTAGGCTCCGTCGAGTTCCGACCTGCGGGCCTCTGCTGGTTCCAAGGCATCCCCATTATCATCACCGATGGGCAGAGCGCGATCCCCACCGACGCAGGCGAGGCTATCCCAGCAGGCTCAGACATCCGCGTTAGGGCAGTGGCAACCAGTCAGACGGTGACGACAACTGTGTTCTATGGGATCGCGCTCAGGACCCTTTAGAACAAGCTCTGCTGCCTCTCACACTCAGGATCAGGAAGCCCAGCAGCTGACCTGCACACGGGACAGGTGACCCGCTCAGGATCCAGATCTACAGTGACCACGATCGGGGCTACCTGCTCCTGTGCCGCGCTCTCACACCAGAAGAAGACCGGCGGCCCTGTCATATAGTGGGTGAGCCCATCGCCGGGATCCACACTCAAAACAAGGCCTGCTTTGTCATCAGCCAAGTCGGCAGCGGTGTGCTCACATCCTCTTTGTACACCCTGCCCTCCAGTCGAGCGGGATCGAGACAGCGCGACCCATATGGGGCTTCTTCCGCCGCCACACACCCACGACATACTCACAAGCATCTGTCTTGCCTTTGCACTCCTCGCCGGGACGCTTGAATGGCGGGCGAGGGGTCAACTCATAACGCACAGAGACAGGGCGATCATGCACAGCCCACTGCACCCGCTTGGCTGACGTGGTGAGCAGCCCGACCCGCACGAGCATGATGACGGTGGGCGCGATGGTCAGCGCGTGCTCTACGTGCTCGTGAGCAATACAGGTGCGCCCACCCATCTCAGAATAGGGCGGGTTCCCGATCACGATGTCAGCATCGAAATGCAGGTGCAGTGCGTTGGCTTTCTCCAGGCTGACACCGTGCTCCTCAGCCCAAGGGATCAGCGAGTCATGCAGCACGAGATCGCTGGCGTGGATCTGAGGGCGCTCCCAGCCAAGCTCATCATAGACGATGATCAGGGCCTTGAGGAACGAGCCTTCTCCGCAATGTAGTTCCGCTATACGCATACCGGGCCATAGTTCCCGGTCCGCTGCCAGCGCCCGCACGATAGCAAGGGCCACCTTTGGGTGTGTCTGCCAGTCTGAGGCGTACCCTTCTGGGTGTGATTTAGTCATCTTCTATTTCCTCCCCATGTGTTTCCGTCGGCCCGTGCCAGATCAGCGTTGACCTGCTTGAGCCGCTTGATCTCTTTGCGCTGCTGGGCCGTCTCGATGCGCAGTTGCTCAAGCTCTCGCTGCTCAGCCGGAGTCATCGCTTCACCTGCTCTTCTTCCGCCCGCATCTCCTGCCAGCGGGTCAAGGCTACGATCGCCTCGTCGATGTCCTTGGGTGCATCCTTGGCGCCTCGCCCGCCAGCGCACAAGATCTTCTTTACAGCGTGCTGGAGACAGGGATCGCTGACCTCGAAGAGCTGGAGGACCCGATAGATGTCCACCGACTCATAGGGGCAGAGCTTGAAGTAGTGGCTGAATTCCCTCTTCATCGCTCACCTCCGTCTCTGGCCTGCTCTGTGTGGATCACCCGCGACGCCTCTTCGCTCGCGCTGTCCACGATGCGACCGAGCTTCTCTTTCGCGGTCAGCTGACGACGAGTCCGCTTAGGTGCCCCATGCGTGACCTTGCAGGGTCCGACCAAACGGATCTTGGCAAGCGCTGCATTCAAGATCTCCTGCCTGCTTGGGCCTCGCTCTTTGATGAGCTTGTCTTGGTAGTCCCAGCCGTCTTCCCACGCTGCTTGGGACTCTGGATCTGTCGTGTGTGGGTGTCGGTGTCGAGGGCAGCCCATGCGCCGAGCCCGCGCCCCGTTGCCGTACCTGACCGAGTATTGCCGCCGTGTAAGGCTCATGCTGTCTCCCCTGCTCTCTTGAGGTTGGCTTTCCGGTCTCGCTCGCCTGTGTTGGCTGTACGCTTGTTGTCGGCCTTGGCTTGCTTGCGCCCAGCCTCGCGCCCCTTCTCGTAGACTTCTTCGACGATGGAGAACACCTCCTGCTCCAGCTGGTAGAAGTCCGCCGCTTCGATACCACCCGACACGTTCACGATGTCGAGGATCTTGCTTGTGGTGTCTCGCAGATCTGCACTCATGGTGTCTCCTCAAGCTCGTCAAGCTCACTCTGAGCCTGATCTCTTAGTGATCGTAGAATCTCAGCCTGCCCAGCGGCGCGGCCTCTCCCGAATGCCTGCTCATGCTGGTACAGCGAGTCAGCAGCCAGCTTGAAGACCTTGCTTGCTGTAGGGCTCTGGAGAAGCCAGATCAGCTCTCTCCGTGTCTCCAGAGTCATCGCTGAGGGTCTTGGTAGTCCAGCAGCCTCACAGAGCCGCTCAAGCTCCTTCTGCCTGCCCGTGCCCTTGTTCCACCCGAGCCGCCCAGCATCGGAGTAGAACCGCACCTGTTCTTTGCGGGTGAAGCTGGGGTGATGTCCGTCTTTCATGCTGGCCCCACGATCCACCACAGTGTGATGACAGAGAAGAGGAACATAGCAGCCAAGAGTGTCAGGACCGCATCCCAGAGCCATCGGATCGCGGCCCTCATGCTGCACCTCGCGCCATGGATAGGAACCGGTGCATGCCGACTCTGCCTGCCCACGCCTCAGCCAACTCGAAGCCGACCTCATACGAGCGGAACCTCTCCGTCTCCGCGAACGGTGGCCACTGCTGTCGGCTACTGGTGTGCTTAAGGTAGGCATCCCAGCCTTCGCGCTCTGCGGTGCTGAGTGCATCGCGGTCTGTCAGCAGTGCCGCAAGTGCGCTCATGCTGCCACCTCGTGACGAGATGCGAATTCACGGTTCCACTTCCGGTCCGCTGCTGCCTGCTTCACGAAACGGATCTTCAGCTTCTCTTCTGCTGTGGTTGCCTGCTGGCTGAGGAGGCTGTCACACGCTTCGACAACAAGGTCTACGCCTGCATCAGTGTCTGCGAGTTGGTTGAGTAGCCGCTGTAGAATGTCGGTCATTTGGTCTCCAGATCAATCGTAGGGTGGTAGGTGGTCAAGTACAGCGTGATCGCCTTCTCTGTGATGTCTGCCTTAGACACCGACTTACCGGGGCTGCTCTCTGCTGTGACAGCCTCCAGCACTGCATACTGGAGCGCCTCCGTGAGTCTCGTCCCGTACTGTTTCCGCTTGCTCTTCATGTCGTTCACCTCGTTTGTATACATATCTAATAACGTCTATCTGTATCAACGCAAGAACAATATTATTCTTGCACTATGACAAAGAGCAGTTATTAGTATTGTGTAAGCAAACAACGGAGCGACACCATGACCGCCAGCGAAAAAGCCCACCGCGCAGACATGGAACTCGATGCAGAGGGCCTTGCAGTCTACGACCACAGCAGCGATACGGTGCCCTTCCGTGAGCCGCTTGCAGACCTTCACTTGGGCGCAGGCTGGGCCACCAAAGAAGACTGCGACACCTGCAATCATCGCGTCGGCGGCACCTTCTGCTACGACCACGCACCCTTCTAAGACCCCTTCACCCGCCCTCGGGGGCACGCATCAGAGGTAGACAATGAGCATCAAGTATGCAGACATGAATATTGGTCAGGCGACGATCAAGCTGCTGATCACTGAGCACATGATCAAACAGGGGCACCTTGTTTTTGATGTCGATTTCAATGTCACCGATGAGCGCAAGGGCGGTGGTAAGTACGTCCACAATGTATCCGCCTCGGTCACAGTGGGCGTCAAGCCTCCCCCTGCTCACAACTAAGGCACGCCTTGAAGCGCATCACAATGTTTGCCCCTGGCACCAGAACGGCGCGCAACCTTGACGAGATGCGTAAATACGGGTTCAAGGTGCTAATCAGCCCTCGTTATCTGGAGGGGAACGGCTGGAAGGCTCAGTGCTGGACTGACGGCACTGTAGCCCCCTACGCAATCGACAACGGCGCATGGACTGCGTACTCTCAAGGTATCCCCTTTGAAGAGGAGTTGTTTCTACGGACGCTCGATGCAGTGGGTGACGGAGCTGAGTGGATCTGCATCCCTGATATCGTGGCTCACCCCGATAGCCTCGCCTTCTCGCTCTCGTGGATGCCGCGCATGCTTGCCCGGTATGAGCATGTGCTCCTCCCTGTTCAGAATGGGATGACACCCGCACAGATAGCCCCTCTTATCGGCCCGCGCGTCGGGATCGCTGTAGGCGGTGACGATGATTGGAAGCTGGGTACGATCTATCTCTGGGCGCAGCTCGCCCGTAAACACAACGCCCACTGTCATGTTCTCAGGGTCAACAGCCAGAAACGGATCCGGCACTGCATGATCTGGGGCGCGCAGACCGCCGATGGCTTGTCAGCTGCAAAATTCGCACTCTCAACACCCAAGCTGGACAAGGCTGTCCAGTGGAAACAGCAAGGACTATTCATATGACCAAAAAGAAAGAACAGAAGATCCCGGCCTGTATCAAACGGGTCACCCCGAGTTGCTTCGGCTTTCACAAGGCTGGACGAGGATCTATCCCGACGACCAAAGCCCAGCCGATCAAGAAGTGGCACCTATAGAGCTCTTCTAAGACCCCTTCCCCCTGCCCTCCGGGGCACACATCAGAGGTAGACAATGGTACACCGCACAACCAATTCCACGGTGCTGTTTGAGGAGTTGATGTTGATGGCTTCAGCAGGGAACGCTGTAGGCGCGACCCTTGGCGCTCAGGCCATCGATCGCGGGCTCTGCTCCGGTGAGCTTGAGATTGACCCTATGGCGATGGCCTTCACACGCTTAGGCACAGTCGGCTTCACAAAGAAGCACCCGTCCCTAGCGATGGTGTCTGTGAGCCTGAACAAGATCGCAGACAAGCATTACCCCGACCACTAAACCAGCACATCAGAGGTAGACAAATGTGGTTGCGATACGAGACAAAACGGCTAACAAACGGCACCTTCACCGACACGCTCGGGCGAGTGCACAGCAAGACAACGGGACAGGTTTTCAGCCGCCACCGATCACTAAAGGCCGCGCGCAGAAAGCTGGCAAGCCTGCGTCACAACAAGGTCAACATAGACTACAGCTTCGCTATCTGGGACACGCACGCAGGGTGCTTCCGCGATGATGGCAAGGCGTAAACAACACATCAGAGGTAGACAATGAGCATCCCAAACCTTGCCGGACACCCCAGCGCTACTGCTGCCTGCTCTGCCGAGCTTCTTTCGGCAGGCATCACGCTCCACACGGTAGACCCCGGAACCAGAGAGGTGCCATCCGCAATGGGCGGCACTCTGGGAGACTGGAGTTTCCGCCGCGCTTGGCGCTACTGGATCGCCTACATCGACGGCCCCGGCATCCCTCGTGACAAGGCTATCGCGTTCAATAAGCTATGGGGCTCAGAGGTGCGCGTCGGTGGCTACGCTGGCGGAACATCTGTCCAGCATGCCTACGGCTCCGCATCGCACGTCGGCTCATACCACATCAACACAGCGGCAGGGCTCAAGGCTTTCGCTGAGCTCCTCCGCAGTCTGTAAGCGCCCTGTAATAGCCAACTGGGATAGAGTCCCCCTTGTACCTGCAATAGAGGTCTGCACATGGGGGACAATTATTCAAGGGTGGCCAGCATCTATGCCGCGCTGAGCTTGAAGAGAACTGATACGAAAGATCTTGAGATCTACATCTCAGCCCTGAACCCTGAAGATCCCGAGGATGCCAAGCGTCTCGGGATCGCTCTGTGTGCAGCGATACAGAATCAGATCAGCGTGCACATGCTGGCGCTCGATGCGCAGGTGATCAGGCGAGCTTTGCTTTCAAGCTCTTCACCGCCTCATAGTAGTGCGTCTTCTCTGTGCTGCTTAGCGTGTCCCACCAGTCCTGCACCGCCTGCGAGGGGTCGGCCTGCATCTCTGTGTCAAAGAGTGCTGCTGTGGTTATGGCACCGAGCACCTTGAGCCGGGCTGTGCCGTCCCCGCTGGTAACCACAGGCACCGGGTCATGCCGAGTCGTTCCGGTCTTTATCCCCACCACATGCTCCCATCGGGGTGAGCCCCCATTCCAGACCCACATAGGGCCCTCGTTCACGGTGTTGTTTCCCAATTCAGTGCACCTTTTCAGCAGGCATGTCCTCCGAGGATTCATCCCCCGAAGCAGCCCGCCGCGCGATGAGCCTATCAAGACCCTTTCGGCGGTGCCGCGGCTTTGTGCGCTCCTCTATCTTGCGCAGCTCGGCAAGCTCCTCTTCTGACAGGCTGGTCTGCACCGCTGCGATCGCTCTGGATAGGATGCTCATTTCTTGCCCTTCTCGTCTAGGTAGGTGACCAGCTTGAGCATGCCCTCTTGCTCGGCGCGTGCGGCAACCACCTCGGCGCGCAGGTCATTGAACGCAGCTGCGGCCACGAGTAGAGCCTTGGCTATGCCGCCGAGCCCAGCTGTGACCGCACCTATCAGAGCCGCCCACACCGCCCACTCTGGGTAGCTATCGGGGGCAGGTGGAAGCTCATCCCCAGCGAGAGCTATGCCGATGAGCCAGATCCAGATCATTCGCGCACCAAAGAGAACACGGCCTCAAAAGACCGGGCCTCCTCAACATAGATTCCGCCACCTTCCAGCAGAAGGACATACTGGTCCACCCCAGCGCGGCAGACGCCCTCGTGGTTCTCTATCCGCAACTGATTGCACAGCGGCTTGTCTTTCAGAGGCTCTAAGGACACAGCGCCAGCCTCGTATGCAGCGCGCAGCCAGTCGGGCCACAACTGGGGCGACACGGCGAACCCGTAGCTCCAACGCACCGCCTGGACTTCGAGAGGTTTTCGGCGGTAGGTTCCCATCAATCCTCACTCAGATCATCGAGAGTCATGCTCATACCGGTCTTGGCATTGAACCAGTCGAGGCCCAATTCTAAGATCCCGTCCTTGCCATCAATGACCAGATCGACCACGAAGCGGAAGACCCGATCGCTGATGAACTCTGCGATCCGCACTTGGATCCGTGGGCCTGTGAAAGAGATCTCTTCGTCGAGATAGTCAACCACCTGCTGGGCGGGGTCGTCTGGCCCACTAATGAGCAGCTCGCCCACGTTGCGTATGATGGCCTTGGGCTCACTCTGTGTCTTGATCTTGAGCATAGCTATTTGTACCTTGATTTAGTGTTTGGGTAAAGTGCCCACCCTGTCATATCTGCCGGTGTTCAAAGGCTGCAGACTCCCCCGCAGCGGGTGGCAGATACGACAGGGCAGGTCATAGAGAAACCAGCGCAGCCGATGTGATCCCACACCCCATGGGCTGCGACACAATTCACGGTAGCAGCCTCCCGGAAGCTCCGATCGTTGCTCTGGCGGTAAAAGATGACGCACCCCACCACAAGACAGATATTGTCCTAGAAGTGACTGCCTATAGCGGAGTGCGTCAGTGATCATTGTGTAGGTCGCAGGTCTTCGCGGAGCTTCTCGACGCTGTAGCCTGGGCAGGCTGTGGCCGTGCTCCCGACCTGTCCGTGTCCGTAGATGTCATCGACTGTCAGGTCGTACCGCTGCATCATCAGACGACAGATGGTGAGCAGGTGCTTCCACATGTCCTCGGCGGGCTCGCCCTTGGTGTAATCACCAGCAAGACAGATACCTATCGAGCCATCGTTAGAGCCCTTGGCGTGCGCACCCATGATCTCCACGGGTCGCCCTATGGTGGTGTGAGGGCCGTAGTGAGGCACGCGGCATATGTAGTAATGGTAGCCGATCTGCGAGAATCCCCGGTCCTTGTGCCACCGCTCGATGGTCTCACGAGATGTATACTCAGGGCTCGCGCTGTGGTGCACGACGATGCTTGTGATCTTCCTCATCGTTTCCCGCCTCTCGGATTGTTCCTGAAGCGCTGCCGCTTGGGGTTGGCCTCGGCATAGCATGGGGTGCAGGTCCCGCTCTGGCGCGTGGTGATCCGGGTGCAGGTCTCGGTCTTGCAGGTGACGCAGGCGATGATCTCAGCCCTGTCCGCCTCGTCTGTGATGACCTCACCCCACGCCTCAAGCTCTGCCTCTGTCGCTGAGCTATCCATGTGAGAGGATCGCCGCGCCTTCACCCCGTACCGGACTAACACAAGGTACTTGTAGCGAAGCTCATCCCCTCCGCCCTTGTCCGTGCTCGACATCACCAGCCGGTAGCCTGCGCATCCTCTGGATCTGTATAGGGTGTGTGGTGCGATCATGTGACCTCTGCTGTATGCTTAGATGCTATGTCAGATTGACATACCCGTCAAGCGGAATAGATCATCTCTATGAGACTCGCGCCTATCATCGCACCCGAGATACTAGAGCACGCCGACAAGAGAGCGCGTCTGCTGGGCTTCACTTCACGCCCTGCATACATCGCGCATCTACTCGCTGTGCCTGCTCCTCTGCCAGATCTGCCCCCTGTGTGCTCTCTCGGCAAGCAGGTGACTCTGCGGGTGTCTGATGACTTGGGCGAGGCCCTCACCACCGCTGCGTCCAGTGCCGGGATGACGCTGAGGGACTTCCTTTCTCGGCTACTGATGAGGTGAATATGAGCTACGATATTGATTACTGCACGGAAGACGATCAAGAACAGTTTGAAGGGATGTGCTCGGTCACATGGAACCTCGGCCCGATCTTCCGCGCCGCCATCGGGGCCTCCGGGATGCCGGACGGCCTGTCGGGTGGGATCAACGCATTCAACGGGCTCACAGGCAAAAAGTCAGAGCCATATCTATCTAAGGCAGTCGCGTGGATGGATGATCCAGCAAACACCGAGACGGTCGATGGTATGCTTCCCGAGAACGGATGGGGCACACTGGACGGTGCGCGGCGCACGCTGTGTAGGATGCTTCGCTGGGGCCGCGCTGTCCCCGATGGTACTTACTACATTTAAGATGGCCCCTAAAGAGCAGGCCCCCTGAGCTACGCTGTCCAGCGCTTCCATTTGCCGTGAACCACTACTCTGATGCCCTTGCTTTTAGCGTACTCTGCGCAGTCCCATGTGCCCTTGCTCGACTGCGTAGGAAAGGCCAGCACCAGGTCGGGCTTCTCGCTGTCGATCATTTCGTGGTTGCGCAGCGGGCCCGCTCTCCTTCCGTGTAAATTCCAGTCGGCATAATAGACCGCCGCTGGTCCGTCGCGGTGAGCCTTCCACCACTCGCGCGCGTGCAGATCCGCGCCCGTGGGGCAGTCCCCCACCCCTAAGATCGAGGGCTGGAGCGCGTCGAGTAGCATCCACACTGCAGCCCAGTGCTCCCACCTGCGTGAGCCTGTGACGACGATCCTCATGCCTGCCATCGATCTTCGAGCAAGGTGCAGGTCCACGCCTTCTTTCCGCTGCGCTTCTTCTGGATCCCCAGCTTCTTCTCGTTGCGCTTGAGCCCCTGAGAGAAGCCTTTGGATCCGAGCGGTCTGCACCCGTTCTCCATGCACCACGATCGATAGTCCTTGTACAGCGGTGTGCTCTGCGTCTCGCCACCGACAGAGATCCGCTCTCGTGCCCAGCGCAGCACAGGATCCTCAGACAGCCGCCAATGAGATAGCTCCTCGTGTACATCAGTCGGGATCGTGTAGCCTGCATCTGTCATCTGACTGGCGAACCAGATCGCCACGGCAGCCAGACCAGCAGCCTCGGAGCGCAGCCGATCGGCAACCCCCAGATCTTGGGAGCCCTCCTCCGTGAATGAGCGATGGAAGCGCACCGGCAGCCACCGCCGCCAGAAGCCATTAGAGCGATCTCGTGTGGGCGGCAGCTCGTTCCCGCTGAACATATGCGCCGCGCGGGGTGTGATCAGGTATGCCGCTTTGTGCTTGGGCTCGACGCTGATCCGGTCGCCGGACACAGCCATCTTGAAGTTTCCAGCGGTGACAATCTCCTTATCTGGAATGTCACTGTATACATTCAGCCGAGCATTAGACAGGGCCACTGTAGCGAAGCGCTCACCCATGTCTGCGGGAGCCAAGCAGCACAGGGAGGAGTCAGGGAACGCGGCCTGTATGCCTGAGAATAGAGTGCTCTTTCCATCGCCACCACTGCCGACACAGAAGAGAACCTTCTCGTGCTTGGTTGCTGTGCCGAGCAGTGCCGCCCCGATGAATTGCAAGATCAGCTCTGCTTTCTTGCAGCCCTCCTCTGCACCGTCCGGCTGGAACACCTCGGAGAAGAACCGCGCCCACTGTGGGATCCGCTCCAGCCAAGGCCCCTTGAGAGGTCTGTACTTGATGTCAAGCACATCCCCTTCGAGCAGTCGGTGCTGCGGCCCGTTGGGCTCCGCGTAGCCGTCAGGTCGGACCAGAGCATCAAGGAACCCGCAGCCCTGGGCACGCTTCTCGAAGAACCCCGGCTGGTCAAGGATCGCGGCAGCCTGCTTGCATATGCCCTGGATCTTGCCGTCGCTGAGGAGCAGTGCGCGGGTCTTGACCTCATCATCTTTACGGCTGGTGAAAACCCGTGCCCCGTCGTAGCTCTGGATCATGCGCATCGCTTGGCGGTCTTTGATCTCAACCCATGCGCCGCGCGATGGTTTCCAGCGGTAGAAGCTCTCTCTATCGAAGACAGCGTGATCACCCATGCAGTCGAGCACGAACGCGCGGGCGACCTCGACATCGGAGCCGCGCGCGAAATGAGCCTCCTCCCAAGGCCCGCGCTTGTCGAGCTTCTCCAGATCTACGCCAGAGGGGAAAGGGGGAAGCTCTAAGGGCTCAGTCTTCGATTCTGCTGGCTTCTGCACCGGCTTATGACTCAGCACAGCAGCACGCTTCTTGAAGGGTTGGGAGAGCCCGTTGCACAGTTCGACGCCGAACCAGCCGATCAGCCTGCCGATGTTGAGCATCTGGTGCCCGCTGTGGTGGCACACTGCTGTAGGGATCTCCCCACCGCCGCCCTCTTTTACGAACACGGTGGCGCGGGATCCGTGGTCTTCTTTCCATGGGCAGGTCGCGCGGAACCCTCCCGCGCAGTCCTTCAAGAACAGACCAGCGCCCTCAAATAGAGAGCGGATATTGATCGTGCTCACATCGCCGGTGTAGCCCTCGGGCAAATTCAGGGACCCGCCCTTGCTCCCGCTCGACGGTGGGGGCGCTTGGCGCGGTGCAGGAACTGCTCGTGGCACCGGCTTGCTGTAGTCGTATCTGCGCAGGGTCAGCACGGTGGCGCAGCGGGCCAACTCACGCACGACCCGAGGGGCAGCCCCTTTCAGGTTGACGCTCCCGATCTCCCTGAGCAGCCGAGTGCCGCAGTCGTGCACGGCAGGATCGAGCAGATCGAACCCTGCCGAGTCGTTCAGCGCCATGACCGCGCGGCGGTTGAGCGCTCGCGCTGCATCGGCTGAGATCTGAGCGTGTGGGGTGTCGGTGCGTCCCTCATCAGAGGGCAGATGGTACACGGCGTGCACGCCATATCCTGAGCAGGTCAGGACTGTGGGGGTCGCATTGTAGAAGCGTTTTAGCCGAGTCACAATGATGCCAGCCAGCTCGGTGACGAGGTGGTCAAGCCGGTCGTGATCCATCCGATAGAGAGCAGCCTTGACGGCCTTCTTCTGCCGCTCGTGGTCGGTCTTGGCTTTCGCCATCGCGAGAACCACTAGAGCGGGGGCTTTGGCGATCGCCTTCTGTACCTGCTCCGGTGTGAGCTTCTCCGCGATCATGAAGTCCACAAGATCCGCGTCATGCACAAGGCATGCGACCCGCCCGAGGTGCTCCGCGCTGGCGTCCGGTGCGTCTTTGCTCCACTCACCTGTCGCGAGATAGGTCTGCTCGACCCACTCACCTGTCAGGGCGTGCTTGCTGCGGATCACCCGCTCGACGTGCACACCGCCTGCGGTGATGGGGGGCAGCAGTGACACCGCTGGACGCACTGATCTGATTATGTTAGTAGCCATTTATATCACCTCTGAAGTTTCTAATCCCCGGCGCGTTACAACCGTTCCGGGGATTCCTTTATCACACCGCCAGACTTTTACTCAGCTTCAACCGCTCAGGGATGACCACCGAGCACGTCCATTCCTTTGAGCCGCTCTTGCGCTTGACGATACCTGTACCTGCTACTGCAGCCCTGAGCGCCTGAGAGAATGACTTGACCCCGAGCGGGGGTAGAGCGGCGCGGCTGCACCAGTCCGCGTAGTGCGCGTGAAGCGTGGTTGTCTGTGACAGACCTCCGGTGCGAACGAACGCAGCGACCCACAGCGTGAAGGTGCTGTGCTGATCGCCTTCCGTGTTCGCGGCCTTGCCGAGCAGCTCCTTGATCTTCTCTTGGTGGTACTGGATCCGGCGAGTAGAGGACATCATCCGGTACTCGTCTGGGTAGGTGTGCTTCATTTCTTCTCCTTGCACATGTACCGTAACCGTCGCGACACTTGCGCGCAACTTGAAGCCGATAAGTTAAGCATCTGCCCTCATGTGCTACTTCGCACCCACTTTGAACCCTACTTCAAAAACATACAAGGTGTTGTTTTAACTGTTGATATACCACTTGCTATACTTGCTACACTTCATATTTAAAGTATATATATGGAGCTGATGCATCCACACTTAGGGGTGTATAGATTCTTGCAGTATGGAAACTTTTTGTTTCCAAGTGTCCAAGTAGCACAAAGCCTACAAAGCCCAGAGAAGCCGCGCACATAGGCCCGTTCTCAAGTGGATCTGAAGTAGCACCAAGTGTACAGCGCAAAGAAAAACCCCTCACAGTGGAGGGGTAGTGTAGCCTAAAATGTCAGTCGGGGCGGCAAGGTGTGATCAATGTTCGGAGCTACTCAGGATCCCTGCTGGGGCGACGGTTGCCCACTCTGCGGCGCGCAGTGAGACAACTGTGCCGCTGTGCCCCATCGTGACGTTGCCCCATTGACTGCCAACTATCTTGAGCGAGTCAGTATCACCGGGCTCGTCGTAGGTGACCCT